CTGCATTGCAACATAACTTTAAAAGGAAACACCATGTTTGATTTTGATAAGCAGTTCCAAGAATTTGAAGCTCAAATGCATAAGATCCAGCGGTTCTGGACTAGCTTCACAATTTCGTCAGTTAAAGACTTCTTTAATATGGTAAAAACTAAGTAATACACCGGGGGCCTTGCGCCCCCAAACAAATGTGGTACACTTCGTTACATGTATAGCTTACAAGCGGCTGTATCCCGATGACTACAAACGTCACAATAGTTCCTTATATAGAGGAAAATGAGCCATTGCCTAAAACGGCAGTAGAGGCTATGCCAGACCTTACCCCCAAGGAAGAGCTGGATATGCGGGTTAGAACCATCAAACTCGTCGCAGATTTGAACGGCACACCCCTAGAACCAACAAAAGAGCAACAAGAACAAGCAGTTACGCTTGCCAAACAGATGATGGACGACCCTACGATGCGTCCAGACTACGCCGCCTACCCAAATGAAACCCTCGCATACCTCGCTGGCATGGTTGCGCAGATGAATTACAGCCTAGTAAATGATCTAGCTGACTATAAAAACTACGTAGTAACTAAATTGGTGTATGAGATTGAGCACGCAAAGGATGCTAAGGCTAGATTAACGGCTTTAACTAAGCTGGGCGAGGTAGATGGGGTCGATGCATTCAAGAAACGCACTGAAGTTACTGTAAAAGTGCAGCCAATTGAGGAAGTTGAGAAGGAATTACTGGGTATTTTGCAGGGAATTAGGGGAAAAGTAGTAGATATTGACCCAAAAGACGTAAAAACTATTAAAAAATGACCCAAGAACTGCAATTAACGCCCGAACACATCGAATTATTAGCAAAAGCGTTGCCTACTATGGGCGAAACGCAGAAAAGAAAGACTTTAGAGCTTCTAAAAAACTACAAAAAGTTAAAGATTGAGTCAGATGGCAAAGAACACTTCCTTGATTTCATTCAGCACGTCTACCCGGGGTATAAAATTGGCCCACACCATAGAAAATTGGCGCAAATTTTTGAAGATATTGCTGCAGGTAAGAAAAAACGAGTCATTGTTAACATCGCTCCGCGTCATGGTAAGTCAGAACTTATATCCTATCTCGCTCCTGCCTGGTTCTTGGGTAAGTATCCTCAGAAAAAAATCATCATGTCGTCTCACACGGCGGATTTGGCTGTTAACTTTGGACGTCGTGTACGTAACTTGGTGGGTTCCGAGAGCTATAGAGACATATTTCCGCAAATAGAACTACAGGCTGACTCTAAATCCGCATCTAGATGGGGGACGAATTTTAATGGAGAATACTTCGCTATTGGTGTGGGCGGCGCTCTTGCAGGTCGTGGTGCTGATTTGTTTATTATTGACGATCCTCATTCGGAACAGGAAGCCAAACAGGGCAGATCAGATGTATTTTTACCTGCTTGGGAGTGGTTCCAGTCTGGTCCTATTCAGCGTCTTATGCCTGGTGGTGCAATTATTGTGGTGATGACAAGATGGTCTAAGCTTGATTTAACAGGCCAGATCGTCAACCACATGGTCAAGAATGATGATGCAGAAGATTGGGAAGTCGTTGAATTTCCAGCGATTTTAGAAAGCGGCGTACCCCTCTGGCCCGAGTTCTGGACTATAGAAGAACTGCTCCATAAGAAGGCTTCACTAGACATACGGTACTGGAACGCCCAGTATTTGCAAAACCCAGTATCAGAAGAAGGCGCTTTAATTAAGCGGGAGTGGTGGCAGATCTGGGATAAGGAAAACCCCCCAGAGTGCGAATTTATCATTATGTCGCTGGACGCGGCACAGGAAACCAACAACAGGGCTGACTACAATGCACTTACGACGTGGGGCGTTTTCTACAACGAGGAAGTTAATAACTACAACATTATTCTTCTCAACTCGATTAAACAGCGCTTGGAGTTTCCGGAACTTAAAAAGCTCGTTCTGGAGGAGTACAAAGAATGGGAGCCGGACGCGTTTATGGTTGAGAAAAAATCAAACGGTGCCGCTCTATACCAAGAAATGCGGCGTATGGGTATTCCAGTCGGGGAGTTCACGCCGGGTAAGGGGCAAGATAAAATCTCTAGGGTTAATGCAGTATCGGACCTTTTTGCATCAGGAGTCGTTTGGGCGCCTGACAGACGTTGGGCTAAAGAAGTTATAGAAGAATGTAACGATTTTCCTAGCGGAGTAAACGACGATCTGGTAGACTCTACAACATTGGCCCTAATGAGATTTAGGCAAGGTGGGTTTATTCGTCTGCCAAGTGACGAGCCAGAAGACATACAGTATTTCAAAAGTAGTAAAAATCGTGGTTACTACTAAGATTTTAAGGACAAAACATGCCAATTGAAAAAGCACTTAATCAAGCACCTTTAGGGCTAGACTCATTAATTGAAGAAGAGCCACTAGAAGCGGACATAGAAATTGACGTTCTATTAGAGGGTGAGGATCTAGAAGAAGACCTGCTTGAAGAAGAAAAAGGGTTTGATGATAACCTTGCGGAGTATCTAAGTGATAGTCAGTTGTCTTCAATTGCTAGCGAGTTGATTGGTGATGTAGATGATGACATAGGCTCTAGAAAAGACTGGATCCAAACTTATGTGGACGGTTTACAGTTACTAGGCTTAAAGATTGAAGAACGTACAGAACCTTGGGAAGGCGCTTGTGGTATCTACCACCCAATGCTTAGCGAAGCCCTAGTTAAGTTCCAATCAGAAACAATGATGTCTAGCTTTCCAGCTGCCGGTCCAGTTAAGACTGTGATTATTGGCAAGGAAACACCAGATAAAAAAGCTGCTGCTGAACGTGTTAAAGAGGACATGAATTATCAGCTTACAGAAGAAATGCCAGAGTACCGCCCAGAACACGAGCGTATGTTATGGGGCTTGGGCCTTGCTGGTAATGCATTTAAGAAAGTTTACTACGACCCTTCGCTTAGACGCCAAGTGTCCATGTATGTACCCGCCGAGGACTTGATTGTTCCTTACGGCGCGTCTAGTCTTGAGTCTGCGGAGCGTGTAACCCACGTAATGCGTAAGACCGAGAATGAACTCAGAAAACTTCAAGTTGCTGGTTTTTATAGGGATATTGATTTAGGAGAGCCTGACAATACCCTTGACGAAGTAGAAAAGAAGATTGCTGAGAAACTTGGCTTTAGGGCAACGGTAGACAGCCGATACAAACTCCTAGAGATTAATGTTAACTTAGACTTACCGGGGTTTGAACATGAAGAAGACGGAGAGCAAACAGGAATCGGATTACCTTACATTGTCACGGTTGAGAAGGGAAGCCAAACAATACTCGCAATTCGCAGGAATTGGAACCCAGACGACGAAACAAAAACAAAACGTCAACACTTCGTTCATTACGGGTATATTCCCGGTTTTGGTTTCTACCATTTTGGTCTTATCCATCTTATCGGTGCCTATGCTAAATCTGGCACTTCCATTATTCGGCAATTGGTGGACGCAGGCTCACTTGCAAACTTGCCAGGCGGCTTTAAGACCCGTGGCTTGCGAATCAAAGGCGACGACACCCCGATAGCTCCAGGCGAGTTCCGCGACGTAGACGTACCTAGTGGTACGATGAAAGACAACGTAATGACGCTCCCATACAAGGAGCCAAGCCAAGTATTAATGGCATTACTAGGTCAGATCGTAGAAGAAGGTCGCAGATTTGCTAACACTGCTGACATGCAAGTTAGTGACATGAGCTCTCAGGCGCCCGTGGGTACAACCCTTGCAATTTTGGAGCGCACCCTTAAGGTTATGTCTGCTGTTCAGGCACGTATTCACTACTCAATGAAACGGGAGTTAAAGCTCCTTAAGAAAATCATTGCTGACTACACACCTGAGGAGTACACCTATGAACCTAATGAGGGTTCGAGACTCGCAAAGAAATCTGATTATGATAACGTTGATGTCATACCGGTCTCCGACCCAAATGCATCGACAATGGCACAAAAGATTGTCCAGTACCAAGCAGCGCTTCAGCTGGCCCAGACAGCACCCCAGCTTTATAACCTCCCACTCCTCCACAGGCAGATGCTCGACGTATTGGGGATTAAGGATGCGCAAAAGCTCGTACCTATGGACGAAGACCAAAAACCAACCGACCCGGTTAGCGAGAACCAAAATATCCTCCGCAATAAACCGGTCAAAGCGTTTATAAGCCAAGATCACGCAGCTCACATTGCGGTTCATATGTCTATGGCTAAAGATCCTAAGATCCAAGCTTTGGTTAAAGTCGTGCCTCAATTAGCTCAGCAGTTAGAAGCCGCATTGATGTCTCACGTTAACGACCACTTAGGTATGCAGTACCGCGTAGAGATTCAAAAGCAGTTAGGCATGGAGTTACCTCCACAGCATGACGAGAATGGCGAAGATATTAATATGCCACCAGATGTAGAAGCTCGTT